TCAAATCAGTTTCCAAGGCACTGGTGCTCTTTCAACTGTGACAATCTAATGAGCGTTTATCTTGGTACGAATGGTCAGGTTGAATTGTTGCGTCAGTTTGACGGAACAGATTTAAACGGCACAATTAACCCGTCTGACGTTAATGCTACAAAGAAACGTTTTAGTTTTGATTTTCAACATGGTCAACTCTTAACCGGTGATCAAATAGAAATAACTAGCACTGACGGCACGGTGCTTGACTTTATTGACAGTTATACAAAAACCAGCGTTAAAAAATTTATTCATGTTGACGAGCTTGACGGCATTAAGCTTTTTGATTCGTTTGC